TCAACGTGCTGTTCAGTGACGGGTAGTGCCACCATATTTCACTGTATTGCTCATTACCACCAGCAACTACTTGATAAGCTTGGTCATAGTTAAAGTCGTCAAAAATAAACTGACGAACCGAGCAAGGCAGTGTCTGGACGCGACCGTCGTACATGTAGAACTTATCCACACCCATCCAGAACATCAGGTTACTCGCACCAACCACCGCATTTGGGGAGGCGATGGAGATACCGTCCATGAGCAGGTTTACACCCCAAACATAGGGTGGCCCAAGGTATTGCATTGAGTAAATGGCGCTATCTGACCAGACCACAAACTCCTGCCGCCCGTGACGGGCAGTAACCAGACGCGAGCCGTGGGACATGCGAATTTCACCCGCTTGATTGGTGGCAGCGGGAACCCATTGGTAGATGTTTTCTTGGTCTGACCACCGCACCAGCATGGGGTCGAAGTCCGTCTCGGAGTCGCCCGGATCGTAAGGATTGGCCCCAATACAGATAGCAAAACGCTGCACCCCGGAGGTATGGATTTCAAACACTTTATTTGGTACAAAGTCGCCGTCGTATCCTGCGGTATTTGCTTTGCTTTCCAATGTCACTGCACGTGGCGGGGTTGTCGTCGTGTCAGCCACCCAATAATAAATCGCACCTTCACGGATAGCCGATACAAGGTCTTCACCGTAGTTATCCAGCGACCACAGCCGCAGCGCATTGGTATCTTCCACAACAGCCGTGCCAGAGTACTCATCACCCCAGCCATCCCGGCTCCATGGGCCCACACCCCACCCCGTGCCGGTAGATGCCACAGAGTTACCGGAGTTGGCTTGATAGGCTGCAGATACCGAAGCCCCACCACCAGACCCCGTAGCAGATGCCGCAGTAGAAAGGATTATCTGGTAGCTGTTTGCGTCTACGACAGCGACGATCTCATACTCGGCATTGAATACGGTGTAATCCCCACCAGTCGCCCCAGAGAACGTCACATAGGTGCCGACCGTAGCGCCGTGGGCAGTATCCGTTACAACAACAAGCTTACTGCCGTTGGTAATGGCGAACGGGTTATTGTTGATGGTTACGGTATCGCGGATAGGCGTAATGTCATAGAACGCACCACCGTTCTCGATGTAGAGCTTTTGCTCCGTGCCAAGCGCGGTCAGGTTACTGCTGTTGAGCGTAATCCAGTTCCAGAGGTTACGGCATACACCCTTGTAAGTGTAGAAAACGCCCGCCACCGAAGCCGCCAGATTCTGCCAGCCGCCGATCTTCTCCGGAAACCCAGAGCGAAAGCGAACCTTATCGCAGTCGTACCAGCCCCCTTCACCAGCGTAGTTGGTGTTTTCGCGGTTGATCCCGGGCTTGAACTGGAGTTTCTGTAACGGCATCGATTACCCCTTACGCGAACGGGCGAGTGCCCTGCTTGTCAATAATCAGCTTGGAACCACGCGGTTTAAACTCCGGAGTGTTCGGCACTGAGATATGTGTCCATGAGTCAAACTCAAGGATGATCTGGTCAAACGGGATACCGGCGGCAATGCAGGCTTCTACCACCTCCCTCGGCTTCATCCCCGGCACCCGAATGTCCGCAGCACAGCCCAGACGGTGCTGGCTGGTGTCCTTGGAACCCACCGAGTCATTGACCTTCTTCGACCGGAAGCCACTGTTGACCATCACCGGCTTGCCGCCCACCGCCGTCTTGACCTGCTGCAGCAACGCAGCCAACCGCTTCAGGTTCGCAGTCTCTTGCTCATTGGGCGTGTTGTCCCAGCCGTTGCGGTCAGCGGCCTCGGAGCGGGTAAGCTCGGCCAGCGAGAAGTTGGCAGAGAGCGGAGTGGTCATTTCTTAACCAGTGCGTCGTTTTTAGCGGCGGAGCCAGCCGACGAGCCATAGTAGTAATACAACACCGCCATAAGGGCGGCGTCCAATGTGCCCAGCAGTCGCGCTACGAGTTCTCTCATGGAGCTATCAACCACGGCAGTCAGCAGATGGTATTGCACGATGCCCCAAGTGATCAGCACAACAAATGCAAGAATCCGCGGAGTCCAGACATCACCGGTCTTTGCAGCCATCTGGCGGGCGCTATCTCGGTCTGCGGCATGAACCTTCTCCAGATCGATATCCAGTTCCCGCAGCTTGATCTTCAGGTTTGCTTCAGCGGTCTTGAGTGCAGCCATCTGCTCGGCGGTCAGGGTGCCAGTTTGCAGCTTCTCAATGATCTGCTCTTTGGTGGCATTCGGCTCGCCAATCGCACCGGCAATCGCTTCAACAGCCATACCAGCCAGAGGCCCACCGAGCAGCGTAGCGGCAGTCGGGGCTACCGATTTAATCAGACCCTTCCAGTCAAAGTCGCTCATTTTTTCTGCCTTTCTTCCATCAGTTTAGTTCTAACCTGAAGGTCGTGAATATCGCGGTATATTTCTTCCTTGAGTTTGTGCCTATGCTCGGCGGACAACGGTGAATCTGTCGGCACACCCTGCGGCGTAATAAGGGCAGGCATCTGCCCTTCGATCTTGGTCAGGCGCGTATTGAACGAACTGACTTCCCCCAGCAGCCATGCCAACGAGGCAACCACTATCGGAATAACAGCCTTCAGTACGTCAGACCAATTCATAAAACCCCGCAATCAAAGTCGCTCATTGGTCTTCCTTCTTCATGGTAACGGTGTCGTGACCTTTGGATACGGTAACTCGGCCTTCTTCGACATCCACCTTCATCGGAGGCTCTTTTTGATCAAGACGCTCGATCAAACCCTTGATGACCTCAAACTCAGGCTTATCCTGTTTCGGAGTCGCACCGGCAATGCCGTTCATCATGGAAATCAAAGCGGTCAGGCTGGCACCAAGTAGTCCCATCACCGCAGCCATCTTGGATTCTTCAAGCACAATCGAAGCGCCGACACCTACGCATACGATGAGCGTGATGTAGAAAAGACCTTGCTTACCGATAGTCTTACCGGCAACTTCTTTTGCCGATTCCGGCTGAGTGGTCTGTTCGCTCACTTTGTACTCCTTAAATCAATTCGTGCGGATATTTAAAATATTCCTTGGCTTTTACGCCTTCAACTAACCCTTGCTGGATACTAGAACCAACAGGAACATCTGCCGGATCAATAATATCTTCTATTCTTTCGCCATCACGAATAGGATGAATGCAATAACAAACTGTTCCGGCTTTTGTGGCCTTTATTTCATGAACCTGTCCGGCCCTGATATAGATAATTGTTGGGGCTTCAAAAACTTTGCTTTTTCCATTAACCGTAACCTCAACTTCACCATATGCAAGTAAAGTCTGATGGTCAAATAAATGCTTGTGCCCTTCATTTATATCGCCAACATTTTCAAACACCATCTGCTTTACCCAGACGTTAGAAACAAGGCTAATTTTTGAGTTTGGATGTGTCATTACGCACCAACTTCAACAACAGGAATTGTTGGCGGAACATACGGTGCAATAGAACCAAATTCACCGGCGAGTAGGCTGTTGTATAATTGAACTCCATGCGCTTCTATATCGTAAGAAGTCGCAGAAAATTCAACGGGTTCTGGTAAATGCTGAAATTTTACTGTGCAATTTATTGCCGTTCCTTCTGCATTGCAATAAACCGGATTTGAAACTGATTCAATAACAATAATCATAAATTTTTCCTTATGAGATTCTCAGCCACATAGCTATGTTTCGCGGGGTATTTTTATCATCGTAAACTGCGCGTCCCATACAACGCCAAGTGCCACTAAGAGTAGAGGGGCTGCCCCCCACATCCCCACTAACCGTGCAGGGTCTTAAATTGGCCCCGGAAATTGTTGAACCAAATTCATAGGTAGATGTTGTGTTATAAAGTATTGCCATAGCCTGTGAACCAATCGAGTCAGCGCTAAGACCGGCGTATGCGTTTCCTACTTGCGTTGCAGTTAGCGCCGAAGAAGTCCAAGTTGTGCCGTTAGATACCAACACATTACCGCTGGTGCTTGGAGCTACCGCCTGAACCGCAGAAGTGCCGTTGCCCAGAAGGACATTATTCGCGGTAAGAGTTGCCGCACCAGTACCGCCGTTGGCTACGGGAAGGGTTCCGGTGACGTTGGTCGTCAGGCTGCAGTAGGT